GACGGACCCGTCGGCGCCGGACGAGGCTGCGCGCGCGGCGTCGACGAAGCGCCGGGTGAGGCTCGCGATCCCCGAGAGGATCCCGCCGCTGCTGAACGACTTGAAGCCGTTCTTGAGCGCGTCGACAGCCCCGAACGCCGTATTCGTCGCGCCGATCAGCGTGCCCATCCCGCGCGTGACGGCGCCCAGCCCCTCGCCGCCAATCTGCCCGAGCTGCGCGAAGCTCGTCGCCAGGCTGTCAATGTCCCCCCGCAGCGAACTGGCGGCCGGCTGAATCTTGAGGATCGCGAGTTCGCCGGCTTTCCACGCGTCGAGCGATCCCTGTGTCGGTTCGGGGAAGAGTTCGTTCTGGCCCTGATGCGTCGCGACAAAATCGGCCAGCGTCTCGGTCGCCTCCGTCAGTTGTGTTTCTGACACGGTGAGTTGATCGGCCTGCCATTTCGTCAGCGCGAGTTGCTTCTGCCAGGCGAGCATGCCCCCTTCGAGCGGCTTGATCGTCTGCGTGGTGCGGACGATTGACGCATTCATCACGTCAATCGTGGCGGCGGCTTCGGCGGCATTCAGCGCCACGGGCTTCAGCGCGCCCGCCGTCGCCAGCGCCGGCGCCGGGACCGTCGCGATCATCGCGCCCAGGTTCGAGGCCGCTTGCGCGCCAGCGTTCGCCGTCAGTTCGAGATCCTGAATCGCTCTCGGAATCGCCCGAAACGGGTTCGCCGCTTCGGCGACTTGTTCCGAGGTGCGCTGCCACGCGCTCCCCATCTTCGCGATCCAACCGATCGCTTCCCCCGAGTAGGTGGTGACGGCCGTCGAGAGTCGGCCCCAGGCATCCTGCGCCGCCTTCAGGCGCGCGACCGTATCGTCTGACATCACGGTCGTTTCGTCGCCGACCTTGCGGATCCCCGCGAGGAACGTCGGGAGTAACTCTTGCCCGGCTTTCCCGAACAGCTCCGTCGCCACCTTCGCCCGCAGCATCGGATCTTCGATGCCCGCCACGGCGTCGCCGATCGCTTCAAAGGCCCGTTCCGGCGACATCCGCCGGATGTCTTCAAACTTCAACCCGGCCTCGGCGAGCGCGGCGACCGTGCTCTTGCTGCCTTCGGCGAGGTTCGCGTTCATCTTCTTGATCGCGTTATCGACCGTGGTGATGTCCGCGCCGCTTTGATCCGCCGCATAGCCGAACCGCTGCACGGCTTCGGCACTGATCCCCAGTTTCTCGGACATGTCGCCGATCTGCGCCCCGGCGTCGACCACGCCGACGACGAAGTTCTTCAGCGCGTTCACGGAGAAGGCGAGCCCGAAGGCACTCGCCGCGCCCAGCAGCGCGCCTTTCCAATCCATCGTCGCCGACTCGGCGTTCTTCGCGCTGTCGGCGATGTCCTTCAGGCCGGCGGGCACTTCCAGGCCCATGCGTTCCATCTTCTGCACGGCTTCGGCGGCCGTCTTCCCCAGCCGTTGCAGTTCGGTATCGGTGAGCTTACTGGCGCCGCCGATTTCCTCGACGGCCTGTGCCATCAGCACGGCGTCCTGCACGAACTTGTTCCCCTGGAATTTATCGGTCATCTTCTGGAGCGAGTCGCCGACCTTCCCGGCGTTCGCTTCGAAGCCCTTGAGTTGCACGACGGCCGAGTCGACCGCTTTCGTGAAGCTGCTGAAATCCGCCGTGAGATGCCCACTCAGGTCGGCCATTTAGACGAGCGCTTCCTGTGCGGCCTGGTCGGCCGGCACGTCGACGGATTCGAGCGCGACGGCATACACGGCGAGCGGCAGCGCCCGGACATCGTCGTAACTCATCCCGAGCGCTTTACAGAGCGCGAGATCCATCAGGATCCGACTCCGACTTCGTGGGTTGTTTTTTTTTCTTCGACGGTCTTCTGCGTGGCGATGACGTGCGGCTCGAGCACGGCGACGATCTCCTGCATGCGCGAGAGTGTCAGCGCCCGCAGTGTCGCGCGGCGTTCGTCGACGGATTGCATCGGGCTGTAGGGAATCGGGATCTCGTCCTGGCCCACGAGCGACCAGCCGACGACATACGCCAAAATCGTGGAGAGAATCTTGTCGCCGGGTTCGTGGGCGAGATCAATCGACTCGCCCGCGTTGAGTTCCTGTTTGACGCTGATGAAGTCGCCGTCTGGCAATGTCAGACGCACGACCTCCGCTGATGCAATCGAGTTGCGCCCCATGATGCCCCCGTGTCTATCGTTCTGGTGGTCCCAGTTCCGCCCGTAGGCTCGTCTCCCCGATCTCGATCGCGTCGACCGGCCACAGCCAGAAGCCGCCCGCGCGCGGCGCCGTAAACAGCAGCGGCGCCTGGCGCGCGTAGAACAGGCTGACCACGCGATCGATCCGCGCCGACAGCATCCAATGCCCGCCATCGGCTTTGATGCGCGTGATCCGCCACGACTTGATCACCACGGCCTCGCGGGAGCCATACATCACGGCCCCCGCGAGGCCGGTCACGGTTAGCGAGTCAAACACGCCCGCGCCGTTACTTCCGCTTCGGCGTCCGGCCGGCGAGCCTGCGTTCGCGCGCCGCCGAGGCCGCCGCCGACATCACGCCGCCGTCGAGCAGGAACGGCCCGGCCGCTTTCCAGGTGCCCGACACCTTCGGCGCCGAGAGACTCGCATCGATGCTGGCGTCGAGATACGCCGGCCCCGTCCAGAAGAACGTCGGCTCCGTCGTGCTGGGGATGAGCTTGAGCAGGCCGGGCGTGTCTTGTTCGGCCGCTTCAAACAGCGCGAGCTCCGCTGAGTTGAAAAATCCTCCCAGCGTGCCCCCCGCGTCTTTGAGACCCGGCAGATACACCCGGTTCGCATCTCCGAAGCAGCTCACGTCCTCGAACTCTGTTTTAAAATCGGCCACCCACGCATTCAAACTCAACACTTCGACGGCCAGCGTGCCGGCGGGATCCCACATCACCGATCCATTGCGCCCGGAAATAATTGCCATGTGTTCTTCTCCTGTTCGTGAGTTACGCGCCGACCAAACTCATTTGGATCCGATACCGCCCGCCGCGCCGCAGCCAATAGAGCGAGGGATCCACGGCGTCCACTTCCGTGACGCGCGTCGGTTCTTCGCGGTGACACGTCATCCAGCTATAGCCGGCGACCGTCAGCGGCTGATCCTCGAGCAGCTCGTCGATCCGCAACGCCGCCGCTTTGATGTTCGCGCCCGGGACCGTCGAGAGCATCCGGGCTTCGACGAAGTAAAGGCCGTCTTCGATCGCCCGTTGCCGAAACACGCCGATGTCGGCCGCGACGATGAACGACACGATCACGAAGCGCGTCGCGCCCGGGGGCGCCTGATCCCAATAGACGCCATTCGGGCAGAGCGCCAGGAGCGCACTATCGCTGCCGAGCTTCGCAATCAGCGCCGCCGCGATGTCGGACGTGTCCGCCACAGCTAGATCCCTTCCGAGACCGTGAGCCCAGCGTTGCGCATGAGCGTCGCGAGCTGGTGATACATCGCGCGCCGCGTGCGTTCCATCGTGGGAATAAACACGAAGGCCGGGGGCGTCGTGACGGATCCCCAGCGGCAGCGGCCGTGCTCATACAGCCACGCATGGGGCGCCGTGCTCCGCACTTGCGCCGAGACGCCAAAGGGGCCGATGTTTTTCACGAACATACGGACGCCCTTTTTTAGGTTTCCCGTGGGCCCCTGCGGATACGCCGCCACAATCTCGTCCCGCGCGTGCGCGGCGGCCTCAAGCACGATCGTCGTCGCCCCGCCTTTCAGTTCCGCCGGGAGCTGTTGTAACGCCACCTTGAATTCGTTGAGCCCGTCGATCGTGAACCACGCCGCCATTTACAGCACCACCTCAACGGCGCCGACTTCCATCTCGACATCCCGGAGATCCCGATTGATCACCCCGGTCAGGGCGAACACGCGCCCGTTGAAGAGCATCCGGCAGAGGGTCGTCACGCCCGGGTGCCAGTCGCCGCGCACGACATAGGCCGCCGAGCTGATCACCGTGCCCGGCGCGACGCGCTCGAGGTCCGCCGCCGTCGCGGGTTCGAGGCTGACGTGCCACGTCGCCGGGACCAGATCTGTCCAGGTCGTCGTGTAGCCGCCATCGCCATCGGCCACGGCTACCGGGTTTTGA